GGCCATCGTCTGCCGTGGGGGATAACTGGTTATTTGAGGCTAATGGAACAGCGGTTTTTCATTTCAAATACGCCGGCCACAATAGTTCCGTAAGAGCGTACGAATGCTGCCCGCCTATTAACGCTATCATCAACCGAAAGGCCCAGGCATACATCAACGGGAAAACGTGGGTGCTGAATACTCAAGGGAAGGCGAAAGGTAAAGAATCCACGTCAGCCGAAGCAAAGAAGCTGCAAGCGCTGTTCAAAAAACCTAATCCATTACAATCATGGAAGCAATTTGAAGCGCAGGGGTATATCTATCAGCAATTGTTCGGCTACAATATCGTATTGCCCATAAAACCATTGGGCTTTAAAGACAATATTGACGCCTCGATGTTATGGAATATCCCACCGTCAATGGTAGACATCGAGGAAACAAATAAGCTATTTTATCAAAGTGATACATCTGGAATCATAAAACAAATTGTTCTCAACTACAAGGGGGTTCGAACGCCTTTAAAGATTGAGGATATCTACATCATGAAGGACTTCACTCCTTCGTTCTGTAGTCTGGTTATACCAGAAAGTCGCATTAAGTCATTAGAACTTCCTATCAACAATATAATAGGAGCCTATGAGAGCCGCAATGTACTGATCAATTACCGGGGTGCCTTGGGTATCCTATCGCAAGACCCAGGCAATGGTCAGTATGGAGTGATTCCAATGAGTGGAGATCAAAAAGATCAACTACAGCAGGATTTCCGCAGGTATGGATTGAAAAACCACCAATGGCAATTTATTATCACATCTGCCTCTTTAAAGTGGCAACAGATGGGCGTGGCTACAAAAGATCTCATGTTGTTTGAGGAGATCGAGGCTGACACAATGGCTATCTGTGACAACTACAACTACCCTTATCAGTTGATGAGCAGCGCCAAAGGCACCACTTTCAGTAATCTGAAAGAAGGTAAACAATTGCTTTATCAGGATGCGACAATCCCTGAAGCGGAAAGCATGTATGAGCAATGGAATCAATTGTTCAATACAGAACGCTTCAATCTGGTTATCGACAAAGATTATTCCCATATAGCTGTATTGCAGGAAGATCAATTGCAGGCTGCCCAGGCCCGTAAGGCTCGCAATGATGCCTTATTGATCGAGTGGCAAAACGATCTGATCACCCGCAACAGATGGCTCGAATTGAACGGTGAAGATCCGCTGACTGATGGCGGCGATTTGTACTACAGCGAATGGAAGAAACTCAATCCAGAAACACAAACTAATACCAATGAAACCGGAGAACAAGAAGAACAAGAACAGCCAGCAGCTTGATGAAGTTGTGGTGAAACTGGACGGCATTAATGTCGGTGATAAAATACACGAATCAGTAGACGTGAAAGCACTGAAAAAGGCCGTGACCGACAAACAAAAACAAGTCAAAGACAATCAAATCATACGGAAATGAAATGTTCCATCCCTGAAAATTTACAAGGCAAAGAGCTTTATACCTTCTTAAAGAAGAATAAAAACCTTCTCATTGCTGAGAAGAAGTCAGCGGATAAGAAAGGGGACGCATTTGCGATGAGATTCTTTGTTGATGAAAAGGGTGAATTAACAAAAGCATTTGCCCCGATCGACAACACCGCCACCGTCATCAAGGCGACATCCATCATTAACACCACGAATTGGATGGATAGCCACAGCGATGTTCATATACCCGGCTTATGGAAGAAAAGCCTGCAGGAAACTAAAGAATTGTATTTGCTTCAAGAGCATGAGATGACGTTCGCCGGCATTATTACAGACCAGGTAAAAGCCTATACCAAAAAATTCACATGGCAGGAACTGGGATATAACGCGCCAGGCATGACTGAGGCGTTGGTATTTGAAAGCACTATCGATAATGAGCGTAACACATTCATGTTCGATCAGTACCGTAAGGGTTATGTGAAGAACCATAGCGTTGGTATGCGATACGTAATCCTTGAACTCGCCATCAATGACGATGACGAGTATTGGAAAGAGGAGTTTGCTACATGGAATAAGTACATTGATGACATCGCTAATAAAGAAGTAGCTGAGGCGCAGGGTTACTTCTGGGCAGTGAGGGAGGCAAAGTGTATTGAAGGGTCTGCTGTGCCAGTTGGGTCAAACACAATGACCCCCACGCAAAGCGTAGAACGTGTTAAGACATATAGCACTGAAGAACAGCCGCCAGAAGGCACTGAGAAGCAGCCGCAATCATTCGATCTTAACAAGGCTATAAAAGAAGTAAAAATTATTGTTTAACCTATAACTAAGGTTCACAATGGCATTAACACAAGAACAATTCGACAGCCTTGTAGTCAAGGTTGGCGATGAGGCGGCGAATAAAATAAAAAAGGAATTCGCCACCCTCGAAAAAAGTATTAACGACAAACACACGGACGTCGTTAAAGGCTTATTGAAATCTGATGATTTCGAAAAATTCAAAACGGATGAGATAGCCAAGCTGTCTGATTCCATGGGTAAACTGGAAGCTGCCATTAAAGAGCAGGGTACTACAATCAACGCACTTAAAGAAACAGGCAACTCTGCAAAGCCTAAAACATTGGCAGATGTATTATCCGACAAGGAAGTACTGGCTGAAATAAAAGCAGTTCAAAAAGCCGGACAGGGTAACGTTGAGATACCTCTGGATGGCATCACACTGAAAACTGCTGGTAGTACATCTATCGGAAACAGCATACAGCCGATGACACCGCCACCTAATAGCCCGTATCTGCCTGCCGCTGCACCACTGGATGCTACAAACTTTTTCGGCATCATGTACAACCCGAATTTCATTATCAACTATGTGAACAGGGGGAGTACAAACTTCAGCATGTTGCCATGGGTGAATGAAACCAGCGTTGAAGGCGCCGCTGCTGAAGTGCAGGAAGGCGCACAGAAACCCCTGTGGAATACCCGGTTTAAGGTGGAGATGTCAACCGCGAAGAAAATTGCGGCTATGTCCACTATTACCGAGGAATTCGACCAGGACCTGCCAGGTTTCACTACGATCGTTCAGCGCCTTCTTACTGAAGAAGTGGCCCGCAAGTGGGATGACGCAATCTATGCTGCTGTAATCAACGTAGCGAAATTGTATACCATCACTGGCCTCAATAATAAGGTTGATGACGCTAACCTGTACGATGCTCTCCGATCCGCAATCGCTCAGATTGGCAAAAAGAACTTCAACGCAAACTTCATTGGTGTTAACCCAGTTACCGGGGCCCTGATTGAAATGCAGAAAAGTGCGACAGACAGGCTATACCTGGTGCCTCCATTCATTCAGAGACTGCAAAGCATGATGCGTGAAGGCAACAAGGTAGCCGAAGGATATGCACTGGTAGGTGATATCAATCAGTACAATGTTGATACGTACAAAAACATGGTACTGAAAGTAGGATACAACAGCGACGACTTCCGTCGTAACCAGTTCAGCGTAATTGCCGAGGTCCGTTACCACGATTACATCAGCGACAATCGCAAGGATGCGTTGCTGTATGACGAACTGGACCGCATTGTATCACTCATTGATTCTGGTAGCTAATGTCTCTTATTGACCGCACATACTTTGTAGGCGAGTTGAGTATTCCTAACACGTCACAAACTGCCGTTGGTGGTTTAGTTGATCTTTTTATTGAGAAATATGAAGAACAATTCTTAAACGACGTGTTAGGATATTCACTTTATAAGGCGCTCAAAGCCGGGTTGCAAGTTGTGCCAGTTGCGCAGAAATGGACGGATCTGATCGAGGGCGCAGAGTATACTGATACCAATTCGAAAGTAAGATTTTGGAAAGGATTAGTATCTCAGCCGCCAACAGTTTTAAACGCCCTGGACGCGCTCAATACTATTTCGGTTAAAGTGGGCGCCGGGGGTACTTATGATCCGGCTGCAGGCAGTAGCGGTACTACTATACCTGCTGCTTTGGTTGGAAAGGACTTCATTTTAGAGCAACGTGGCGTTGGGCAGTTATTGACTTCGGAGTATAGTATTGTTGGCAATCAACTCACTCTCGTTAGTGGGCAGTTTGCTGTAAACGATATCTATATCTACAAGTCTGCAACACTGGCTATCAACACAAGCACCGGAACGAGTAAGGCGAGCCTCATTGCCAACTATGTGTATTACTGGTACATGCGTAATAATCATACGCAAACAGCAAGCACAGGTGAAACAAAAGGCAAGCATGAAAACGCTGATACCGCTAGTATGTCGGTTAAGTTAACAAGAGCATGGAACGAAATGTCTGCAGGGGTCTGCGAACTGGTGGATTATCTCGACGCAAGGAAAGATGATTACGCCGAGTGGGCCGATCAGGATGTTTGGTGCATGCTTAAAAAGTTCAGACCTATAAACGAGTTCAATATATAATGGACGCGCCGGTTTACATAGTAGATGAAATTGCTGCGGTGGTTGCGAAAGTAAACGCCGCACTCACATCTGCCTCATTCGGTTACTTGCCTGTATACTACATGTATGGGCACCCGAAGGAGATTGCAAACCGGTTGCAACAGTTGACTGACAGCCCAACAGAGGCGCATAAAAAGTTTCCGTTGGTTATCCTGTTCACAGATATAACCATTGAAAAGGGAGCTGAAGGGTTCTATGGTGCTACGAAACTTCGGATGTTGGTTTGCAACATTACAGAAGCAAACTATATATCTGAGCAACGCACAGAATTAAACTTCAAACCCATCATTCACCCAATCAAAGATGAGCTGATAAAACAGTTGTCGCTGCATAAGCAGTTCACGTATGAGGGAGAATTGGAATACAAGGAAACTGATATGTACTTCTACGGCAGTCAGATCAATAACAACAATGTATTCAACGACCGGG